TTTTTTTTTTTGGATTTTATCCCACCACCACTGAATTCACTAGCCTAAACAACCCAATTCATCTAAAGTCAGAGTACTGGAGCCCTAAATTTGGAAATTCAAACAAAGCCAAATTCATTCAGCCAATCGTCGTACAGAGAATCATAGGTTGGAACATAGGCGTAGTAGCGAACCGGTTCCATCACACTCTCGTAGTCAGCCTCACCGGAGTGCATCAACAGCTGGGCAATTGAGATTACCTTTTGCTGAAACTCTCCGGCTCGCTGCCACTTGAGCAGATTAGCCAGTAGCTCTGCGTCCATGACAGGGTGAATCAAGTAAGGATAGAGACTGTCGCGCACAAAGCGGCGCTTCAGAAAAGTGACAGAATCAATAGTGGAATCAGGATTGAATACACCATTTTTATCTGCAGGGGTGACTGTGTAGCCCAATTGTTTGAAGGCGTCTGCCAATTTGGTCAAGTCCAATTTGGTATTGCAGCCAAGCAGTAGGTCGTCACCGTATGCGACAACCCCGATGTCGGAGTCGTCCCAATCAGTGTAGACCATGCGTAGTGCAGCCCTAACAATGATGTTGTTGATCATATTGTTGACCACAGTTGTACCACTGCAACCGGACGGCAAGGCTCCGTCCGTGGTGTATTCCACATCACCAAACCGATGTGTGGAAAAGCAAAGTGAATCAATGTAGGCCTGGGCGCGCGCGTCAAACCCGTTCTCAGGATTAAACACGTGGTCCCGAACGACCTGAAACACAAGCTTAGAATGAGAAGAATCAAAAGCCTTGTAATCAAAATCATAGACATACCTGAACTTATGGAAGTCATAGTAGTACCTGGTCCAATCAAGGTCTGGATTGACCCCAATTGCGGAACGGTCTTGATCCCCATGATTGATGAGCAATTTGTTGGTGAACTTGCCCAGGAGCATGCGCCCCACAATCACGTGATCTACTGCTGCGACCTCCACAACCCGAGTCGCGCCCGCGTTGCACTTAGCAATGGGGCGCAACTCATCCTTCAGGAAAGACTGAAAGACATGTTCGGAGTAATCACCGTCTAGGAAGCGCTTGATTCGACCGAGAACCTCTGGATGAGGCTCCCCGTCTTCACCAAACAAATCCACACGGCGAGCCCCGTAATCAGTATAAGGTAGGCCAGGTGAAGTATGCATATCAAGGGCCTCGAGGTGATCAAGGCCCTCAATAGCAGTTCGAAGATCCAACAGTTCATTGTCTTTGCCGACCACAGAAAAAAGCTTGGCGGCATAATCTTTTGCTGCCCTCTCCAGCCATGGGCGAAGACTCTCGTCGCATGGCTGGGGCATGGCATCGTTCTTTGCCAATAGGTTCTTCTCAAAATTAGCTGGATCTTCAAGCCTATCATCATAAGAAGAAAGAACAGCGGGCTCATGGGATGGGTGGCCATCGTAAACAGGAGATGGCCGGAGGTTGGACCTTCTAGGAATGTAGGAAGCTTTGTCAGCCGTGCGCATAGAGGTTATGTGCTCGGCCTCCATTGCTGAAGAAGTATCTGGTTGTTCCAAATCAACGCGCTCGACCGTGTCGTGGGTTGGCGTCGTCTGCTTTTCAAGGGCGTCGCATGCCTCGAGCAGAAAACGCTTGGGAATCACTGACGCAAAACCAGTGCTCCCATTCCCTGCGCAATGGAACGCGACGATGACATACCGTCCGCGCTCCTTCGCGACCACGGGTGCGCAACAAAAGCCATTTTCAGTGTGACAAGAGTAGGAAATGACAGAAGGAAACAATCTATTATTAGTAATGGGAACAGACTCCCGCTTACCAATCATGGTGCCAGATATCAAGTTTCTCTTTCTGACCTCGTTGTTGACCATGACCAACAACTCTGCACCCCGGGGAGGAGTGAAGTCGGAAAGGAGGTTTGTCCGGTCCTTCGCAGCGGGAAACCGCTTTGGCAAATGAACCATCATTGCATCACTCTCCATGCCCCCAATCGTGAAAGCCACGGAGGTGATTTCATCTCGGTGAAACATGAATCCACACACATGCATTCTAACCCAATCTTTAGAAAAGGAGTGGTTTGGAACCATTAGGCAACGGCCCCGAAGGAGATAGCCAGTGAAAGAGGAAACCCGCTCGCGGCCATCCGGCAGCTCACGGGTGAGTTGAACAGGAACTGCATTATCCATCAAAACCTCCAGAACTCCACCATCCTCGGCGCGGAGCCGCATCGTTTTCTCACGGCGGCGAGGGTTGCCACCATTGTATGGAGATTCCGGAGCAGTCTCAAACTGTTGGTCCAGGTCGTCCCAAAAGCCCTTGGCGCGATACAAGCTATACGCTGCGTAGAACGCGGTCAGCAACATGGCAATGGCCCCGAAGCCAATGATGGCATCGTTGCCAAAGCGACGCCACTTATTCGCGTCACGCAGGTTCGCCTTGAACCGCTCCCAGACTCGAGGGAACAACCGACGCTGCCTCTTGGTAACCAAGTTATAAAGCCTGGTCGCCAGTTCATCGGCCTCGTCATCAGTGTCAAACTCAGATTCGGAATCAGAGTCATCTTCTGGAACCAACTCAGAAACACCGCGCTCAAGGTTCTCGCGGCGCTTCAACTCTTCAACGACCTCTCGCACAACGCCGTAAAGCGATGTGGAGGGAAGCCTCTTTGTTGCCTGTCCAGGAGAGTTAGGAGTGAAGGAAAGGCCCATCCCGTTAAGCAAAGGACAGTCTTTGGTAAAGATGGGAATGTCAGGAAAATCAAGAGTGGGCTCAACAGCCTTCTGATAGTCAAGATAGCCCCCGCGAACCTTGAACCCATCGACCGCCGCGACAGTGTACTGGAATGTAAACCGCCGCGACAGTGCGTCAGGGGTCGAAATGGTTACGGGGACGAACCCATCAGGCTTGTTGGTTGTAACAATGATAAAAGGAGAAGTAAAAGCAATTCCCTTATCAGAAAGTGAAGCCATAGGAGGAAGAAACGGAGTTGAAGACACCATTTGGCAAAAGTTCCGATAGTCAGCACCATCCGGATTTTGACCAAGATCATCTATAATGACTGTATGCTGGTTTGCATAGCCATCAAAGTGATCAGAGTCAACTGGAAGGCTCCATACCGAGACTTCACCAGTGCAAATTGCAGAAACAGCTTTAGCAATAAGGCTAGCAGAGACAGATTTCCCCTGCCCGGGCTTGCCCCGCAAGACGAGACAAACCGGTTCAGGCCGGGCGGAAAGGTTGCACTTTTTGTAACAATCATACCAATGATCAGCAACCCGGTGCAGCCCAGCGGACAAACACCTGATGTACTGCTTCTTGAAGAAATCCCTATTACAAGATAGTGGTCGAGCCAAATTGGAAAAATTTCTCTCATAAATTTCAAGCAATTCAGATTTCTCATCCTTCTTGGGACAAATCTTTTTCTTTAACCAGTCAAGCGCGTTTGCAATTTGGGTGAAAAGCCAATGTGTATTCTTGATCACATTAAACCACCCATTAACTGTCCCCAAGTCCTCAGGCTCGAACTCGTCAGACGAATCGTCAGAGTCCGGTCCCTCGTAAAAGGGGTTGTTAAAGCCCCAGTCGTCATCCCGCGACAAACCATCGCGGTAAGACCAGGAGCGGGGGTTTGAAAGCGGCCAAGAAACCTCTACTGGGCGCTTGCTCTTGCGAAAGGGATTGGAAAACTCAGGCATTTTAAACTTAGAGAAGCTGGGAAGCATGGAGGAAAAGGAGAATTCTGTCAAATTTGGAATCTTAACCCGCCCTCCGGTTGGTTTCGGCTCGTTGGGAGCGTCCTTAACCAAACCGAACTTGCGGGCGATCTTCAAGAAAAGAGATTTAACAGAGGGGGCACCATCCAGGCCAAGAGAAATGGCCTGAGCAGTGAAAGAAACCCAATCACCATTCTTTGCAGATGAAGCCAAACCAACCAACGAACAAATGAGCTTGATTATCTTTTTCCAGAATTTAAAAGAAGAAAGTTTAGAAATTTGTTTGTACGCCTTTGCTAAAGCGGTGCCAATGTTTACCGCCTTGGAGGCGCCATCCAAGATCTTTGAGAAAACAGGCCCAGGATTGGACTCAATGTCACCACCACGTAGCAACAGTAAATCCTCAGCTGAAAACCGCATCCGGGAGGTCGCGACCTCGCGGATGGGAGTCCAGAAAGGACGCGGACACCAGAGGCGAGCGCCGCGGAGCTTCAAGTAGACAACAAAGGAGGAGGCCAAAGAGTTGGCATAAACAGATAAGTTGCCATAGCCAGGAGTTGGAGGGGCCCCAAATTGATTTTGCTGTTTTTGGAAACTGGAGTAACCATTGTAAACACGCGGTTGAGCTGTCAACACAGAGGTATACGGGACAGAGAATTTCACACCATTCAGCGAACCATCGGACTTGGACCAAACAACAGTGTTTAGACCTCCGCCTAGGGCGCCGTTGATGTGGAAATTCCCGTAACCGCGGACCTCAACAACCCGCGTTTTTGTGGTCTGGATCGGAGGGTCCGAATCACAAGTTATGATGGCCCGGGAGTCCTGGCACACCATTCTCTTGTCACCGCCAATGGGTCGGCCTTGTGGGGCAGTCCCAGGCGGTGTGTAGACCACAGCAAAATTTTGAATCTCCGAATCACAGCCATTGTACCTGTTTGCTGGACCTTGGCAGAGTGGTGGTTGACCCTCCGCCTCAGCCGGTTGGAGTGAAATCCTTTTTGGTATGTCATCAGCCATAATTTGGTTCTCAATTTTTGCAACCCAAATAGCCAAATCTGAATTGTAATATGTAATGGGACACAACAACTGCTCCAATGTTGTTGTTGGGTCCTCCAGCTGTCGTATACGACGCGCTGGATCCAAATTCAAATTGATGGAACCCTCAGTTCTCTGGTGGCCACATGCAAGCAAATTACCAGAAACAGAATCAAAGTAGAAAAACCTATCAAGAAGAAATCTAACATTAGTGTGAGACCCAACATTAGGTTGCGCCGCGGGTGATGCCGCAATCATTTGCCCAGCTTCAGTCGAGACTTCATTGCCAGACTCAGAATTACGGGTGACCTGCTTATCATCAGTGTCCTGCGGAAGGATGGCCAGAAAGTCCACAGGATACCTAAAGCACATATCACTACCGGCCGAGGCACTAACCAACACGTTGGCAGTTGTGGGGGCCCCGGCCGGGTAGGTGATAGGGGTCAACTGGTAGACTTGCACCCAGCCGTCAACATCAACCGCCGTTGGCTGCGACAGTGAGTGTGTGTAGCGGTAGTCAGTTGCAGAAATGAAGGGGATTGTAAAGTCCACAGTAGAATTTAGACCAATGTCCCACACAAGAGTGGTGCCCAGCATCGCTTCCTCAAGCGTTGTGGGCTCCTCTCCGGGCGGAACATAGGCGATGAGAAACTTGCCACGAGCGGCAGCAGCGCCCGTGAAAGTAAAGGAAAGCTGAATGGAACCCCGATACTGGGAAAACATACAACCAAGACCCCAAAGAGAGGTATGTGCAAAAAGATCAGCAGACAAAGTTACATCCGCGGATAGGACGGGTCCTTCCACGAGTGTGTTAGAGACTGTAAAGTACGGAAGATCTTGAGTGGTTGCAGTTTCAGTTTCATTAAGAGAGCAATAAGTAGGTATGCGGGCAATTTGCATGAAGTCATCTACCTCACCACCAAGATAATCGGCCGGGGCTTTCCAGCCCGGGACGTAGCCTGGGGTTTCGGCAGTTGGCTCCGGGCACAGCTGCTGCCTATCCGATGAGTCCGTGGCCACGATGCCTTCAGCAGTGTACTGCCTGAGGCCCATCGCCTTGAACTGGGTCGGAACAACAGTCGCCGTGATGTCAATCACTGGAGAGGACCCAGCCGCATACTGCAAGGGAGAAAGAACAACAATCAGCAAAGTCCACGGAGAGTGGATTTTTCCAGAGGAGGCGGGACAAACATTCACGTACGGCACCTCAATGTCGACAGTGGTGTTCGTCCGGAGATTAAGAAGCTGATGGGGAAAAACTGTTAGCTGCTGCGGATCAAAAGGAAAGCCTGCCCTATCTTCCCAGTCCGGTGAGTCCTGCAGGCGGTGTTGAAACTGCGCCCTAACGAACTCGGGGACCAGGCCGACGTACAAGCACCCAGCATGGAATATTGAAGCATTGCATTGGACCTGAACGCGGTAACCATTTTTGGTAAGATAATGCTGCCGAATCATCTTTTCAAAGACGCCCCGTCTGAAGCGGCCCGGGAGCGGATACGCTACGAAGTCGTATGCTTTCCGCGCCGTGGACCACTCCGTCAGGCGGTCAGTGAAACCGCGTTCAACTGAGATGACTCCCTCAGTGGCATCATCAACGCAGGACGTTGGCTTTCCCTCGTCGGGTCGGCCGTACCCGCGAATCAAGCCCACCGAGGCCTGTGTGTTTTGTGCAGTGTTGCCACTGGAAAGAGTGACCACGCGATCAGCCAATTGGGTGGTCTCTTCAGTTTGTTTGTCGGCAAGGAGGGCGTTTGTGGCCGCAACCCCAACAGTGGACAAAAGGTTGGTGAAATGTGACATAGAGTCATTTCCACCACCCTTCTCCTTGTCGGGGTTTGTGACGTTTGACGCCCCACCACTGCCACCACCATTTGACCCAAATGAATCCCCACCGGAGACCTCGCTGGATGAGAGGGCACCGGAGAGATCTATTGAGTTTTGGTAGTGTTGCTGGTAATAATTGTTGATGACAGTCCCATTATTACCAGATTGGTTGGTATTGCCATGAGAATGGTGTGATTGTCCTGATCCCATTGTGAAATGTAGAAGGAGACAAAGTACAGTGAACACCAAACAAAGCAAGAAGTATAACAGTGAAAGTAAACCCGTAGAAGCAGATCAAGTCAATAGTCACAAACAACAACGTTTATCGTCAATCTGCATCCAGTGGTGAGTAAAAGAAATAAAAGGAAACCAGATCCCTCTGGCGTGTCGGGTTAGACGTTTTTTAACCCCCAGTTGAGTTGTAAAGCAACCCAAAGGGGGCCCCTGCTCAGATCCAA